AAGGAATACCATCCATGCCTTGGCCGTTAGAAACGGTTTCTGTTGATCTTGCTGATGCGTTTGTGTATTTAATTTCGGCATTTAATAAACTTAATAGATGTATTGAAGAGAATCCTTCGTTAAATACAAAGCAGAGAAGTGTTATTAAAATTTTATTAAAGCTACTAAAAGGTTCTCTTTTAAGAATAGAAAAGGTTGGTAATAATATAGTTAGAGTAGCTAATCTAGCTAGTGATTTACCCCCACAATCACCATCGTAAAACTTTTTTCTTTACAAGTACAAAGAAAACGAGTAATATTCTTTTAATGAAAATTAAAAAAGAAATATTGTCTTTTATGACTTCCACTTTTTTTGTGGTATTAACATCTAGTATTGTCGGACTAGGTGTTTGGATGCTAAATGGTAATTTTATAGCTTCTATTATATTGTCTATTATTATTCAATATGTTATGTTTAGCTTTATAGGTAATATAATCAATAATTACTTTAGGGAAATAACAAGACAGAAAGAATTGGAAAAACTTGAACAATTGTCTTCTATACTAGAATGTGCCTATTGTAAAAAACATAACGTAATAACTTTCATTCCAGACGATAATGAACGTGTGGAATTTGTATGTACTAGTTGTAATAAAAAGAATTTGGTTACTATAAATTTTACAGTTTCTAGAATAACTGAACCTATTATGAATACAAATCTTTCTTCTGATCTTAAAGTTAATTAAATATATGAAAACTAAATCAAATGACACTCCTATTTTATTATGGGAAATTGCACAGAAAAAAGCATCTGTTCTTGCTAGATGGCTTTCCTTATACGAAGCTGTTAATATTATAGCAGATAAAGCAGAAGAAAAGGGTATTGATCCAGAACATATTGTATATAAACCAAAAGCTATCCACAATTACATAGCATCAACTGAAAACATATTTTTCAAAAAAATATTAGAAAATGATTATAATATTGAAATTTGTTATTCAGAAGAAGAGTATAAAGATAATTTAAAGATTGAAATTATTTAGTAATTTCCATAAACAGAAGTATTATCACATGGATTGTCATTTTCATAGTCGAAATTATTCAATCCCGCTTCATTAGCAGCATCATTATCGTTTAATGGATTATTTCCCATACCAGATCCTGGACTGTTATTTTCATAACTATATTCATACCTCTTACCTTTAAAGAACCAAACATAATGTCCTGCTATTGGATTTCCTTGAAATTCGTCTATAACTTCTGTTAATTGATATATTGTTGGTCCTCTTTTTGGATAATTTAATCGATCACTTCCATATTCGGAAAGTTTCATTAAATCTCCTGCTTTTGGTTCACTAGATTCTCCAAATATTTTTGTATAATCTTGTGGGTGTATTACTCCAGACATATCACTATCTGCTAATATTCCGAATTTAGAAAGTAATAAAGCATCATTATTTAAATTTAATAATACTATTAATTCCTTTCCGTTTTCAAATCCAGCATCTGGTTGTTCTCCATAAAGAACATTGGATGCTGTTATGCTTGTGGTATTAGTATAATATGTTACTTCTTGACCAAATATATTAATCTGTTCTCTCCACCAAATAGAAAAATTATTTCTTTCTGATTTATTTAAATCTTTATTTAAATATCTTAATTTTTCCATAATATTTTATTTAAATCTACTTAGTGTAAATTTTTTAGTATTAGCATCATAGTTTATTGATATGTTTGTTTTATTAATAGCTTTTGTATATGATGCATTGGGATTATGATTTATACCATATGTTTTTACAATATTTTGACCGTCTAATGGACTGATATTCCACTGTCCGTGTTTATTGTTTTTTACTATACTATCTATTAATGGATGTGCTTTTTTACCTTCATTTCCATACATTCTAGGAACTTGATTTTGATGCTTTCTAGTAATAGATCTTATTGCATTTTGACTATGTTTTCTAGTATTTGGTGTGGATGTTTCTTTTGACGAATTAAAGAAGGATGAAAATTTTTCCATAAATATACTTACTATAATTAACAAAAAAAAAATCCGACATTTTAAATGTCGGATTTTTTTAAATTTTATATTTTTAAAAGATTATTGATCAAATAATCCCTTACCTACTTTAACTCCACCAGTATTTTGTTTGGCTTTGTTTGTAAGTGTTTGTGGATTTACTTTGAAAGCTTCTGGTTTTCCAGTTGCTTTAGCTCCTTTTACGACTTGACCCTTTTTCTTAGAAACGGGAACAGCACCTTTTGCTATTTTTTGTTTTGTCATGCCTTTTTCTAATTTTGGTTGATTTACTAATGCATGTCCTTCGATTTCAGCATCTACAGATTCTCCGAGATCTTCATCACCTAGATCATCACCAAAATCCTCATCGCCCATTTCTTCTTCACCCATTTCTTCTTCACCCTCTTCTTCTTCATGAGCGGTTAGTGCTTCTAATGCTTCTACTGCGGATTTAAGATGATCTAAAACAGTTTGAAGAGTTACTTCTTCGGATTCTTCTTCACCCTCTTCTCCCATTTCGTCTTCACCCATTTCTTCTTCACCCATGTCGTCTTCCATTCCTAAATCATCAGAACCGTCAATGTTTCCAGAGAAATCTAATGTATCTCCTTCTCCTTCTTCTCCAAATGCTTCTTGTGCTAAGATTTTATTATAGATAAGATCAAAAGGATTTTTAGATTCACTATTTACTGCTTTTGGAAGCGAATCTGCTTCTTGTTCAGAATGAGGCCCTTTAACTGGTTTCTCTACTTCTTTAACAGATTCTGGACCAGAATTTTTTTGGAATTTTTTTGCATTTTCTGCACCATCAAGTTCTCCGGTGTTATCAGCAGCAACGCTGGAGTTCTTATCTTCGTTTAATACTGAGAGGTATGATTTCATGAATGACATATGTTTATTTAAAAATATTTACCTTATTACTATTACATTTCAACAAAAAAAATTTATTTTTTCTTTTTAATTGTTTTTGATGTTATATTTTTTCCATATTTTTTAGCACTTTTTTTAACACCTTTTACAATTTTTTCTTCTTTTTCAGGACTAAGATTTTTTTCTTTTGCAATTGATTTTGCAACTGCCCAAGGATTTACTTTTTTCTTTGCTTCTTCTAAAACCTTTACGTATGCGTTTTCTAATAATATTAAATCTTTGTTTGTCATGATTAAATACTATTTACCATTCAATAACATAATAGTTGCTTCTTTTTTTAAATCTATAGGAGAAATCAATTCATAATCATTTTCTCCTGCAACCCAAACTATATAAGAAGTGTTAACCTTAAATGGAGAATTTCTTTCAAATATCAAACTATATAACGAAAGTTGAAAGCTATATTTTGTATGTTCGCACTTTGAAATGTGATCAAATGGTTTTAAAAAAACTTCTCCATATGAATTTTTTCTTTCAATTTTTTTATTTGTTTTATAATCGAATATTACAAATTCTTTTGTTTTTTTATTATAAGAAAGATTGTCAATGGTTCCACATATCATTGCTTCTTTGTCTCCAATGACGAATTCTGACTTTATAAGGATATGATCTTCTTTCCACCATTCATAGAAATTTCTAAAGTTTCTTATTAGAATGGCCATTTCTTTGTAATAATTTTCTATATCAGATTCCTCACAAGGAAAAAGTTCTCCTTTTGGTGACATGAAATTAACAAATGCTTCTTTATCTATAGGAACAACTCTACGTTCTAAAAAATTTTCAACATGTAAATGAAATTCTGAACCTTTATGGCAAGAGTAGTTTTTGTTCTTTTCCCATTTTTCTAAAATAGTTTCTGTAGAAACTCCTTCTTTTTTTGCGACTCTTGCTGCTATTGTTTTACTATCGAATGGTTTTTCATATTTAGAAATAAGACCAGAAACTGATGTTTTTGCTGATTTACCTCCTATTTCGTATGTGTGATTCTTTTCAAAAAATTTTATATCCGAAAAGGAATCATATAATTCTATTAAAGTGTCTAGATTTGGAGTAATCATATTATTGTCCAAATCCAATAACTTTGTTTTCTTTTTTCTTTTTATTTAAGAAATCTACTTTTGTTTGTAGATTATAAATGTCTGCTAGAGACATAGGATCTTTTATTTCATCTTTTATAAAAGATTCTGGATAATTCAAACTGTTTGCTAGTACTATAGAATCTTCTTTATTGAGTAATCCGAATTCATAATCCATCTGCATTCTTCCTTTCCTACGAAGAGCCTCATCAATATCATGTCTTGAACAATTATATGTTACAATAATTGCTGTTTTCATAATATCACTCATAATACCATCCGACATATTCAACAAAGAAGAAACAGCAGATGAACTTCCCCCGTCATCTCTCTTTAAGATTGCTTTTTCTGCGTCTTCTAGAATCAAAACAGAATTTGGTTTGTGAAGCAACATAGACAGACTATTGGGATCTGTTGTAAAATACTCTAACATATTAGTAGGTACATAAATAAAATCTCTATCTATTGTATTTGCAAGGTATTTAATATATGTTGTTTTTCCGGTTCCTGGTAATCCATGAAACATATATAGACCGCTAGATTTTTGAGATAGTCTGTTTATAATAATTTCATTTATATCATCAAATTCTTTTCCATAATTAAGAGATATATCCATATCTTTAGGTATGTCTAATTTAATAGGTTCAAAATCATATTCACCGTATTGATTTTTGATAAAAATATGAATTCTTCCTTTTGTTTTTTTCAAGATAAATGGTTCAAAGTCTTCTATTGGATATTTTTGAACTGTTATTGGAGCAACAAATAAAATGGAAAATATTTTATTATTATTATCGTAAGCAGTTTCTTCAATTTGCTCCTCTCCTTCTATAATTCTAGGAGAAACGGAAAGACTAGTGTTGTGAAACGTGTCATTGTCATCTGGTTGATTTTTCATACAAATTCTTATATAAACATTTTTGTATAAGAACCAAAAACTACCTCCCCTCAATGAATTATATAAATCATTTTTAATATTTGAAATCTTTCCTACTGATGTAAATGACAACAATTTTGAATTATCAATTAAGAACTTAAGAGCATCAATTGTAAATTCATCATCGGTATAAAAAAATCCAGGACAACAATTATATTTTTTTTCTATGTACTTTTTAATTGGAAACTCATTGTCATTTATTGTATTATAAAAAGATTCTTGATTTTCTTCAATAACAATATTTTGGATTTGATTTTTCTTCAGAGATAACATACACTACCCACTATATTCAAATTTCTAAAACAATCAAGAAATATTTTTTTTTACAATAGAGTTTAAAAATAAATAGTACACTAGATATGAAAAAACTTAATAAATCAGAAATTGAAGCGATACATAAAAAATGTATAAATCTAGTGAAAAGAAAACCTGCTGAGTTTTTTCAACTTAAAAAAATGTACAAATATGAGGGTTCTTGTAATTGGACTGACTTGGAAATTGATTATAGAAGAGAATTATTATCCACGGCATATCACGAATGTGTGCATTATTTATTTCCAGATTATTCGGAAACTATGGTCAAATACATAGAAAGTAGAATTGTAAATGTTTGTGACTCATTGGATATGGCTTACTTTCTAAAAATATTGGCAAATAAGTTATATAAATCGGAACTTCAAAAGAAAATTTTAAAGCAAAAAAAAGTATTGACCAAACGGAAAAAATGAGAGACAATTCGAGATAGTCTATTAAATATATCACATATGATTTTCGAAGAACAAATCTCACGCAAACCAAACAATTATCCTTGGACAGAAAAATTTATTGAGAGTATGCATAACGGTTTTTGGACCGATAAAGAATTTTCATTTAAGTCTGATGTTCAACAATTTAAAGTCAGTCTAACAGATCAAGAAAGAGAAATTGTTATACGCACATTATCAGCAATTGGACAAATTGAAATTGCAGTAAAAACCTTTTGGGCAAAATTAGGAGAGAATCTCCCACACCCATCATTACAAGATCTTGGATACGTTATGGCTAACACTGAGGTTATTCATAATAATGCCTATGAAAGATTGATTTCCACACTTGGATTGGAAAACGTATTTGAAGAAAACCTAAAACTCGATTGGATCGAAGGTAGAGTAAAATATCTTAAAAAATATACTCATCGTTATTATAAAGATTCTAAAAAACAATATGTTTATGCTTTGACTCTCTTTACTTTATTTGTCGAAAATGTTTCATTATTCTCCCAATTTTACGTTATTAATTGGTTCGCTAGATTTAAAAATGTTCTTAAGGACACAGATCAACAAGTAAAGTACACACGTAATGAAGAGAATATTCATGGTATGGTTGGTGCTCAAATTATCAATACTATCCGAGAGGAATATCCAGAATTATTTGACGATGAATTTAGAGACAGAATTATCAGTGAAGCAAAAGAAGCATATGAGGCAGAATCTAAAATCATCGATTGGATGGTAAATGGTATCAAAGAAGAAGGTCTTAGTGCTGTTATTCTCAAAGAATTTGTTAAGAATAGAATTAACGAATCTCTTAAAATGATTGGATTCCCAGCTGCATTTGAGATTGACAAAGAACTTATTTCTTCTACAATGTGGTTTGAAGAAGAATTATTAGGAAATAATATGACAGATTTCTTTCACAGTAAAGACACTGGTTATTCTAAAAAATCACAATGTTTCGATGAATCTGAATTATTTTAATTATGGATCATTTTAAATCGGATAAAACTACGGATGAATTAGCATCATCTTATAGAAGTGCAATGCATGAAACAATCGAAGAATGTTTAAAAAAAATAAAATATCTTGAAGAACAGCTTGATATCAGAGACGAAGTTATTAAAGAATTAAAATTAAAAAATATTATATGACAAACAAATACGAATGGCTTAACAAAGACTCACGAAAATTTCTCGAACGAGGGTACTTGTTAGAGGGAGAAACGGCAGAACAAAGAATTAGAGATATCGCAGATGCATCAGAAAAATATTTAAACATAACTGGATTTGCTGATAAATTTGAAGATTATATGTCAAAGGGCTATTACTCTTTGTCCAGCCCCATATGGAGCAATTTCGGAAGAAAGAGGGGTCTTCCAATCTCATGTTTTGGTTCTTACATTCCCGACACTATGGAGGGGATTATGGGTAAAGTGTCAGAGACTGCTGTAATGACCAAACATGGTGGTGGAACTTCCGCATACTTTGGAAATGTCAGAGGTCGAGGAACTCCCATTTCTTCTGGTGGTGAATCTACAGGATCTGTACATTTTATGGAATTGTTTGATAAACTTATGAATGTGGTTTCTCAAGGCAATGTTCGTAGAGGATCATTTGCCGCTTATCTTCCAATTGATCATCCAGATATTGAAGAATTTTTAAAAATAAAATCTGAAGGTAGTGATATTCAAGATTTATCAATTGGTGTTTCCGTATCTGATGAATGGATGAACAAGATGAAAGATGGTGATAAGGAAGCTCGTAAGATATGGGGTCTTGTTATTAAAAAACGTTTTGAATCTGGTTACCCTTACATTTTCTTTAGTGATAATGCTAATAATCAAGCACCAGAAGTTTATAAAGATAAAGGAATAAAGATTAATAATTCTAATTTGTGTTCGGAAATTATGCTTTCTAACTCAGAAGACGAATCATTCGTTTGTGATTTGTCATCTTTAAATTTAGAAACATGGGAAGATTGGAAGAATACCGATGCAGTAGAAACATTAGTTTACTTTTTGGATGCTGTAATGACCGAATTCATCGATAAAACAGAAGGAATGAAGTTCATGGAAGCACCTAGAAAATTTGCAATGAATCAGAGAGCATTGGGTGTTGGAGTTCTAGGATGGCATTCCTTACTACAAGCTAAAATGATTCCCTTTGAGTCTATGGAAGCAAAGATGCTGAATAGCCAGATTTGGAGATTGATTAGGGGTAAGGCTGACAATGCAACTCAAACATTGGCTGATAAATTAGGAGAACCGCCTCTACTGATTGGATATCGTAGAAGAAACACAACAACTCTTGCTGTTGCTCCTACTACATCTTCCAGCTTTATTCTTGGACAAGTATCCCCAAGCATAGAACCACTTAATAGTAATTACTTTGTAAAAGATCTCGCTAAAGGTAAATTTACATTTAAGAATCCTTATCTTAAAAAACTTTTAAAGGAGAAGGGTAAAGATGATGATGAAAATTGGAAATCTATTTTAGTAAAAGGTGGAAGCGTTCAACATTTAGACTTTTTTTCCGAAACTGAGAAGGAAGTATTCAAAACATTTGGTGAAATTTCTCAAAAGGAAATTATAATTCAAGCCGCTCAACGTCAAAAATATATTGATCAGGGTCAGAGTTTGAATATTATGATCCCACCGAATACTAAACCGAAGGATGTAAACGAGCTTATGATTTTTGCTTGGGAACAAGGAATTAAATCCCTATATTATCAACGTAGTGCAAATCCAGCACAAGAGCTTGCTCGTTCAATTCTTTCTTGTTCTACGTGCGAATCATAATATGAAAAAAATTACTAAACCTAAACAAAAAGAAGAAGCAGTTTATTATTCAGATTTTTCTGGAAAATGTTTTGGTGAATATGCTCCTCCAGTTAGATTGAAGTTAGAATTTGGTTACGGATCTATTTATGATGGATCTAATCTTGTTTTTGATTTGGATGATCTTGACATTTCAGATATTTTGTTTATATTAAAAGAAAAATTAACCAAAGAAACTAAAAAGGATTTAAAACAAAAATTTGATACTCTTGATGAAAAATATGAACAAAACATTCAAAACAGAGATTGGAGTGAATGTGATTATATTTGCAACGAAAAACACATATTAGCTAGATTAATTTAGAAAGAAATAAAAAAATGGGAATGTTTGATACAATACACGTTAAAAGAAAACTACCACTCAATAAAGAATTGAGTGGTTTAGATATTAAATGGTCTGAGTTAGAATTTCAGACCAAAGATCTAGATAATTCTTTGGCAAATTATACCATTACCAAGACTGGTAAATTGGTGGAAAATGTTAGAGAGTTTGAATATGTTCATTACACCGAAGAAGAAAAAAAGAGTAAGGATCGTAAACCTTGGGATCTATTCAAGGATGTAAAAACCACAAAAGAATATGATCAAGATGTAAAACATCATGGTGTCATTATCTTCTATACTAGTGTAGATTACACCGACGAAGAAGAATTTTGGGTGGAGTTCAAAGCTTCCTTCACTCATGGAAAGTTAGATAAAATGGAGTTGTTTAAATTTGAAAAGCAAAAATCTAGAAAAGTTTATCATAGGGAATGTGATGAGAAGAGAAAGTTGGAAGAGCAAAAACTTTGGAATAGAACAAAAAGAATTCTTCGTTATATTGGATGGAGATGGTTCTGGAATAAAATGTCTAGAAGTTGTTATAATTTGTCTAGAATGTTTGGTAAATTGCAGTTTCTAATTATTAGACATTTGATGTAATGGACTACGAAAAATTTAAAAGTATCATTGAGGGGTTAGAGAAGGTTAGTGAAAGGTCACATTCTATATACAAATTAGGGGTAAACTTAATGGATTATGAAGAGCTTTATCACAACATTATCACAAGTTTGCTAAATTCTGTGTTTGATGAAGAAGGCAAAGGTTGGATTGATTGGTATCTTTACGAAAGAGTAGGATTTACAAATAAAGTAAATCTTGCTAATGACAAAGACGGAAATGAAATTTGTTATGATATCCCATCCCTTTGGGAAGAAGTTAAAAATAATTTATTGACTTCTTAATAAAATCATTTATTATTAATTTTATGGGAAATATACAATCAAATAATACTATAAAATTTTCTTATCATAACGAAACAATTTCATCAGAAGGATTCTATGGTTCTCCTGAAACAACTATAGAATATGAGATTTCTTCCGAAACTAACATAAATGAGGTGTGTCAATCTTTTGAAAATTTTTTATTGGCGTGTGGTTATCGATTAAATGAAGGAGAAAGAATCGGAATTATTGAAAATTATGATTAAAAAAACTGTTCAGCGTTCAGAAGAGTGTTTTATTCAATTCACTGAAGAAGAATTATCTTCTTTGGGTATTAAACCTGGTGATAAGTTTTCATTAAAAATAAATGAAGATGACTCTATACTCATGCAAAAATATGTATCGATTGAAATTGATATCTCTGAATGGTCTAGGGAAATTTTAGAGTTTTTAATAGATCTTTCAATAAAAAAAGACGTTTCTGTTAATGATGTAATAAATGAAATATTAGAAGAGTATTTGAAAAATGTCTAATATTATAATTTTTATAAAAAATATAATAGAAAGTATAAAGTTTTTATATATGTGTTTTATTTTAGTTATGGTAATAACTATTATCACACCTATTGTTGTGATTAAAAAACTTATAGAAAGTTGTTCTATAAAAACACCAAAAGATGTTGGCAGTTTAGATAAAACATTATAGGATATGAATTATGGACAAAAAAACAACAGAGTCTAAAAAAATATCAATCGAGTTTGATGAAAAACATCTATCAACACTCATAACTGCACTAGAAGTTTATAGTCGCCTTCGAGGTGGTCAAATAAAATTCGCATTCGACAATGCTTTTTGGGATAAAGACTTGAGCTATCATGATGGTGAAGTTCTCGAAAGTTTTGTACGAACAATTGTTTTCCACAAAGATAAATTACTTAGGGAAAATAGAAATGCATATTATGGTATTGGTTGTAAGGAAATGAAAGATGGTGATGTTGCATGGGAGATTAAAAAGGTTATTGAACAATATAAGCACTATCAAAGAAATGATGGTTTTAGAAGAATCTGTGATGTATCTGGTGATGGTGCTATGCAGATTTCGGATGTACCTGTTCCAAGAATTATAGATTACAATGGTTATTGGAAACCTCAGAAATCTTTTATAATTCCAAAAAGATATCAAAAATATATAGATGCATCTATGAAAATTGAAAAATATAGTGATGTTTGGTCTGTAGTTGATAAAGCATTTAAGAAAAAACCATTACCAAAGGGTAAGTTGAGTAGAATAGAAAAATATGACGGTAGTTATTATGTCGTTGTAGAAGAACCATATGTATTAGATTAAAAAATATGAAAAAACCAAAATATTACACAAAAACAGGACAGCATCCAGATGATGCAATTATTAAAGTTAAAGAATTTATTAATGAACTGCAAATAGTACAAGAAAAATACTATAATGATCTAGTAGATGATCTTAAAATCAATAATGAATTAAATGATTGGCTTTTTGATTTTGTCTATAATGAAAGCAAAGATTTTGATCTTACATTTACCGAATACTTGGAAACATTAGATAAAAATTACGAAGATTTTGTTAAAGGCGATTAAACAGTTTATTTTCGATGCTTTATTCATAACAATTTTATTGGTATTATTTGCTGGTTGTATTGTTATTGCACTTATAGGATCTATTAGATTTAAATCATAAAAATGGACATAAACATTAAAAAAATACCAATATTTTTACATATACCTAAAAACACAGGAACTTATATTCATTATAAGAATATGCATCTGTTTAGGAGGTATGGTTTAAAAATGGGATGGGACAAAGATCCCTATGAGGGATCTAGTTGGAATTTAAAATTGAATATGATTTCTGTGGTGTTTAAAAATAAAAAAGTATTAAGCCTATTTGTATATGATAACTATAATATATTAAAAAATAATAAAAATTTTAATAATACTAGTGATCATGAATCTACAATCGAATTGTATCCATTTTTATACGAATTGTTAAATAATAAACTTGAAATATTTTCGATGGTAGTTGCATCAAATGGATTTAATATGATGTCAAAATTAAATTTTGATGGATTGAACGTATCTGATTATATTTGCAAAATAATAAAAAGACAACCCGTTTATTATACTATATTTAGAGATTGTTTTTCTAGAACAGTTTCTATGTATAACTATCTTAATAGTTATACATCAAAACACGAACCAACATACAAAAAAATTATATATAATTCTTTTGAAGAATATATAAAATCCCATCAGTTAGAAGATAGTTGGTTGATAAGACAACTATCTGGAATTCCCGACAAAGAATCTATTAATGAAGAGTGTTTTAATAACTCTTGTAATATTTTAAATAGAGTTAAAATAGCAGATGTTAAAAATGTTGAAGAAATATTTGAAAATGTGTTTAAGGAGTGTTATGATGTAGATGATATTATAAAAAACGTTGAAGGTGAATATTATAATAAAAATTCATCAGAAGGTGTGAAAATTGATTTTGATACTTTGGACGAAGATATTAAAAATATTTTTTTAAATCGTACAGTCTTTGAAAGAAGACTTTATAATAAATATATTGTATGAAAATATTTACATACTACGAAGATATAAATTTTAAAAACCAAGATGAAATGGTACAGCTTTGGAAAAAAAGTTGGGAACAACAAGGTTTTGAAACTATTATTTTAACTTTGGATGATGCTAAAAAAAGTTCATATTATGAAGAATTCGTAACTAACATAAAGCAAATTCATATAGATATTGCGGGTCATGAAATAGCACCATATGGACTATCTTGCTATGTGAGATGGCTTGCCTATTCGGTTCAAAAATATCAAGATTCGTTTCTTGTATCAGATTACGATGTTATTAATAAAAATTTTAAAGTAACCGAAGTAAACGAAAAAGCAAATATTTTATCATTTATGGATGGTTATTGTCCTTGTTTTGCTTATGGGTCACCAGATCAATTTTTGAAATTTTGTAAAAATATAATTTCAATTTCGAATGAACACAAAGAAATACTACAAAAAGAGTATCAAGAAAAAAAATTTGTTCATTATCACGATCAAGAGTTTTTATTTTTAAACTACGAACGGATTGCATGCAATATTTGTCCTGCACGAAAATATGTAAGAGTATACGAGCATAATAACCTAGAAATGGAAAAATATAATTTGTTACATGTTGCTCACCAATCGATTGGTATTTCTAAAGAAACTTGTCCCGAATTAAAGGAAATTAATCCAGATGAATTACGAATTATTATGACAAATAATATTTTAAATAAAATGAAAACACAAAAAATATTTTTAGATTTAGGATCGAACAGACTTCAGGGTCTGCAACTTTTTAAAAATAAATTGAACATCGATTCATCTTGGATAATACAAGGATATGAACCAAATGAAACTGTTTTTAATATGGCTATAGAAGAAATAAAAATCCCAAATCATATAAATCATATTTTCTCGGATTATAGAAATTTTATACTTAATAACTCAGCGGTGTCTGATGAATCTGGAAAAAAAGAGATAAAAAATATAATTCAATACACTCATGATGGACAAGTTAGAGAAGGTGATGCTGGAGGATCTACATTATTAGAAGATGTGGTATGGCATCAAAAAAACGTCAAATTTGAAACAAAAATTATTTCTTCAATAGATATCAATGAAATTTTAGAAAAACTCTCTTTAAAATATGGAGATAATATTGAAATATACATAAAGTGCGACATCGAAGGATATGAATATAAAGTTGTTCACAGGATATTACAATCCAAATATATTAACAAGATAAAACAAATGTTTATAGAATGGCATCCGCATTTTTTTAAAAATATACAAGAAAAGACAAATGAATCCCACTTGTTAAAACAACAACTCTCAAAAAATAATATTGAGAGTTTTGATCATCATTAGTTCTTAAATACTATAAGTTTAAATGATAAACAAAAAAAAAGTTTTATTTTATGGTAATTGTCAGTTGGCAGTATTGAGCAAAATGCTTCAATTACAAAATCCTAAGTTTAATGAAGAGTATGACGTACTGAAAGCTTCGGATTATAATTTAGCTCCTATTTATGAAACTTCTATAGGAACGGTTGCACCGTTCATGTATCGTGAACATACAGAATACGGAGTTGCAACACCAGAGACCATAAAAGCAGTCGAACAGATTACAGAAGATGCTGATATTATTATATTTCAACAATTACATCAAGCAAAACATATAGATAGACCAGAGGAATTTACAACAGATTATATATACCAAAAACATAAAGCAAACAAACGAATGATTTGCGTACCGTCTTTTTGGTTTTCTGGATATTTAACAAATATAACAAAAGATAATCTTGTTATACCTTATATTTTAAAATGGCTTTTGGATAAAGGACTAAGCAATGAACAAATACTTTATTGGCTTAAAAATGAATCTCATCATAATATTTCACTATTAATAGATAATCAAGTACAACATTCAATTAAAGAAATTAAAAATAGAGAAATCGAAGAATCCTTTAAATATAAAGACTTTGTAAGCATTTTAGATATTTTATCTGAATATAAAAAAATATTTTTATGTTATAATATGGCTCATCCTTCTGAATATTATTTCAAAAAACTATATTATAAACTAATAGAAATTATAGATAATAATTTACAAAATGAAATTTTGGAAAAAAATATTACAGTTCCTAGATCACCTTTTTTTACGTATCCCTTAGATTTTCATTGGTTTAAAGAAAACTATCCCAATATATCCAACTGTGATCCCAAACACTATGTTAACCATCTCGATAAAAAATTCATAGATGAACAAGTATATTTGATAAAAAAATTAGATATTGAAAGTGATTTTTTTAAAAGAGAAATTCAAGAAAACATAAATATTTTAAATTGTATATGATGTTCATATAATGAACATCAATTTGAATAAATATTGATATGAACACTAGTAGTATTGTACTTTCTTTAACAAGTAATTCGGTTTATGAAGAATTCTTTGCTGAAAGAGAAGAAATTTTAAAACATAAATGGATAGAAAGTGAAAAAAATAATAGAGATATTGGATTTAATGCTGCACTATTTGATTGGATTGTTAAATATCGTAGTGCGTGGAGAGATTTCAGAAAATCTCAAAAAAAATATTTAGTTTAAACACTAGACACTATAATAACTTTTAATATAAGTATATAAAACATGAAAACAAAAGATTCCCTTTTATTGGAAAATGCATACAAATTAATTCAGATTAAACAATTTTTATTGTCTGAAGGATATTCTCAAGAAGAAATAGAAAAGGCAATAACAGAAGGTAAGCTTTCCGAATTTTTAGATAAAGCTAAAAAGGCAGCTGCTAATATTGGAGTAGCAGCAACATTAGGGGCTTCTGCATTAGGTTTTGGTAATAGTTTAACAAATAATCCAGATCAAGCCCAATCACAACAACCTAAAATATCTCTTAATAGTAATGTAGCGGCAGAAAATCCGGTTTTTTTGCAAGCATTTAAATACATTACCGGAAAAGATTTTCAAAATACAGATTCGGAGTTTGGTATGATGTATGTTATTTATAATGTACTATCTAAAGTTGGCGGTAATGGAGGGGTAAATGCAAAAACGTTAGCAGATACAATTAAAAATGAAATAGATAAAAATTCTAA